GTTCATATCCGAGATCATTGATACCAATAGTGCCGTGGAGTTTAGGATCGCCCTCGACTGCTCTGACAATTCGCTCCTCGTGGTTACCAAGCGTGAGAACCATTCGGGGTCTATATTGTTTTTCTTTCCGCTTTCGTTTGTATTCATTGAGATCCTTCATTGGTTGAAGTAACATGTCCATTGCTTTCTTTGTTACTTCAATGTCTGTCTTATACCTACGTCCCTCGAAACTCTTACGTCCTACATCATAGCTGGACAGTGAGGGCATGTCAGCAAAGTCACCAATGTTAATGATTACATCTGGTTGCTTGTCTGCAATGTACTGTCCCACCCATGACAGATAGGACAGGTCAACCCCATCTTTGACTTGACAATCAGGAATTACTAGGTGTGTCGTCATCGTCTTTCCAGTCATCGTCCTCAGTATTAAAACTAGCAGTAGCTCGTTGATAGATAGAAGTAAACTCTACCTGATCACGAATGTCATAACCATAACAGCTACCAAGAAAAGTAAGGAAGTCTTCCAGTACTGTTGTCCAAGGTGTACAGTCTGTATATACAACTTCTTTATTTGCTGAAGTAAAGCTCGCACCATCATGGTCACTACCATTAATCCAATCGCTATCATCCCTAGCATATCGAAACTCGTATTTAAAATTACTCATAGTTTGCTTTCCTTAAAAGATCTAAAAAGTATTCAGCGTCTACAACTACAAGAGGGCTGGTCCTATTTTGTTTAATAAAAACGACAGCCTCTCCTTGTCCTTTAGCATTTGCTTGCGCTTGCTCATAGTATCCATATACGGCAATTCGATCCCTCGACTTACATTCCACAGAAATCGGGCATCTTCGTCTTGCTGTCGGGCTGAGTAGGATGTCTTCCCCTTGCGCTCCCATACTGACTGATCGTACATCGTCATTCTCCAGGCCAAACTTTGTTATGATCTTGTCCCGTACCCACTGCTGGAACACTCTTCCTTTTGCTTTTGCGCTGCTTGGTTTCAATAACAATTCTCCTTCGTTTCTTTACCCATGCTTTAGGGATATGCATCCTAGCATTGGTGTCTTCTCTGGATAAGGTTGACGCAATGCACAAAGCATCTTTAGTTTCATCAACTAAGAAACCAACAGTAACACACTCATGGATCTCTGCTTTAGGATTAGCTGCCCATCCAGCATCAGCAACTGCGTCCACCCACTCGACATACACTACAGGTTTGGTGGTTGCCACAACTCATTCTCCTTCCTACGAATCCAAAGTAACTGAGCCATCTCAGTCATGCGGTCAATGTTACCATCATACGCCTCAAGAACTAGGGGGAATAGCTCCTGTTCAGTGGACGCATCTCCAAGAATCTTCTCCGCTTTCTTGTCGCCAATCCCCTTAAGACCTGGGATGTTGTCCACTCGATCTCCAGTAAGGATTTGTTTATAGAAGGTACGCATGGTATCTTCTTCCTTAACATAGTATTCTTTGTCCTTCACGAAGTTATAGTGATGACCACGAATCATATCCAAGTCTTTGTCGATACTGTAAATGACATAGTCTTCAGGATCTAAAGTGTATGCTTTGATTCCAATAGCATCATCAGCTTCTTGTCCTTCTACCATCTCAAAGCCCCAAGACATGACAAGGTATTCTCTCAACAAGGCATAGTGCTCAGGCTTCTCCTGAACTCGGTTGCCTTTGTAAGGTGCTTCCTTAGCTATCTCCATACGGTAGTTGTTGGACCCAGTAAGATACCCTTGATAGTCTCCTACCTTGGGCATCATTACCAGATCCTCTACGAACTCTGCCATACGAGAGATGGCTACGCCTTTGCTCTCACCCTCGGAAGCGAATCCGATTCGATATACAAAGAGATCACCATCTAGCAGAGCAATCATTACAGTGCGTCTGCCAAGTCTTCGACAGGCTCAGGGTTGTACTCAACCAGCTTAGTAATGACCAGCTTGTTGATACCCACACCTACACCCTTCTTACCATTCATGCTGTAAGGATAGGTCTTGATAAGAGCAATTCCTCGTGAGCCATTACCAACCTTGCCCTCGATAGGATTACCTGCCTGATCCACTGCTGAGATAGCATAGTTCTTAGACTTAGCAGTAACGAAGAAGCCTTTGTCATCTTTGTTACGCACGTTTACACCAACCTCTTCCAGTGCCTTGATAGCATTCTTAGAAAGGTTACATAGATCGACTTGATATTTTCCCGACATCTGGTTAGGGGTATCAAGGAAAGCCCACATAATGTCAGCTTCGATCTTCATTGGTTTTGTTTCCATAGTATGTTCTCCTGAACAAGTTTATTAAAGAGCTATTATTATAGCACGGTTTTAAAAAGAAGTCAATGAGTTTCTGCCCATGTTCGTCCAATCCTGTATTCACCAGTCAGTGGACACCTGAGTTGTAGAACCTCACCAGCTTCCTCGATTGCTTTAACTGCCATCTTACCAACAGTCTCAGCATCTTCTTCACTACATTCAATCTGCCATTCATCATGTACATTCGCTACAAAGTGTGCATCTAGTTTCTCCAATCGTATCTTCTTATCCAACAGGACAAGGGCTTGCTTCATCACAATCGCACCAGCACCCTGGAGTAGCGTGTTAAGTGCTGCGTGTGGGGAGCGTACTTGTAATCTCCTGCCATCAAGACCTGGAATGTACCCCTTCTCTGATATCCTTGCAACTTTCTCTCGCAATGCTTTGAGTGACGGGGTGTTATCCAGAAAAGATGTAATGAGTTTCCTCCCCTCGTTTTCTCCACCACCCACAATCGCCCCGATCTTAGCTGGCCCTGCCCCATAGAGGAATGCGTATATGAAGGTCTTTGCTTGCGGCCTTGTTTGCAATCCAGCTGCTTCTTGATTTTTGGTATGAATGTCACCTTCACACACTTCTCTAACATAATCCTCATCCTTCATGTAATGTGCCAGCATCCTAAGTTCTAAGCCACTGGCATCAGCACCCACTAGATAGTTATCTAAATCCACAGTCCAACAACCTCTGCACTCCTTACCCCAAGGACTAGATCCACTAGGAACCTGCGCCATGTTAGGGCTATGGTGTGTCATCCTTCCCGTGACTGCTCCATTGGTGATGACCTTACCATGAACCCTACCGTCTTGGGATACAGCATCAAGCCAGGACTCAACTTGAGCCACCCGTTTCTGAATGAGTAGGTACTCGGCAATTCGCTTCGCCTCTGGTAGATCAATTCCATCCAGCACTTTCTCATCAATGATCACCTGTCCTTTCTCTGTAAACTTCGTTGGCTTCCAACCAAGAGAGATAAGACGCTTAGCTATCTGCTGTCTACTTCCAGGGTTGAACACCTCGACACTGTCCTTCAACTGCTTACCTGTCTTCTCAGAGATACGCTCAGTAACTATAGGCGGGAAGATACTCTGAAGTTCTTCTTCGATAGTCGAGAGCATCTCCTTCCAAGTTGCCACCAAGCTAATAGCCTTCGTAACATCTAGCTTAAATCCTTTCCTCTCTTGACGAGACACGATCACTGCTACCTGATGCTCAAGTTCTACGCTCTTATCCCATCCTTTCAGTTGCCTATCAAGCAGCTTGTAGAGTTGGGCAGTTACGTTGACATCTTGAATACAGTAATCAATCATCTCCTGAGACAGTCCCTCGTTGAAGTTCTTGAAGTTCCCTTTGCGATTGCCTAGAGTTTTTCCCCATGCGTCTAGGCTGTGGCCTCCCTCCCTTTGTGGGTTCATCAACCTCGACATCACCAATGTATCCCGTACTTGGCTGGAAAGAATCTTCAAGTTCCATAGCCGATTCAAGATCGGTGCATCGAATCCAATGATGTTGTGTCCAACGAACAGATCGTCCTGCCTTAGATAACTTTTCAAACTTCCTGCTTCCGTCCATACTTTTACTTCACCTGTAGTTATATCTTTAGTTACACAGCACCAGATGGTGTCATGCTTAAGGTTAGTTTCTATGTCTATGATTAAAGTTCTATCCACTAAACAGTCCCTGCCTATTTTTATAGAATTCTTTAAACTCCTTCTCTTTATCTTTGTCTTTCCAAACATTAGGAATAGGGACTGAGTGGGACACTCTGTGTGTTTTGTTTTGTTGCTCTTCAGCGTACTCATCTAAAGCGTCATCATACAAAGCCTCAACTAAATTATGCAATCCATAATATGGAAACCAATCTAATTCACCAAGCATTTTCCACCTGCTTTTATTTTTAGCAATCATAATTTTATCATTTATAATTATACCGCATCTTGTATTCTTATGTGGAATACCCCACTCTTCTAGCTTCTTAAGTTTTGGTATAGCTTTCCAGTTTGTTTCTTTATAGTGCTTCATCAAATCGTTCCGTCATTCGTCCAGTATCACGATCATAATACAATGCACATGCTGGTCCTGTCAAGCCACTGAAACGATTCTTCAGTACTCGAACCTTGGTAGTGTGTCGCTCTGCTACATCCTCTGCTTGACCATTACGCTCCAGTCCAAGCACGATGTCAGACAGCTGACCAATAGAACCAGACCCACGCAACGCTGACAGTGAAGTAGCAGCTCCCTCTTCGTGACCCTTACCATCAGGACGCTTGAGGTGTGACACAGCGAACAGTGCGATGCCTGTCTCCTGCACGATCATGCGTAGCTTAGTCATGATCTCATCCAACGCTTTCCTTTCGTCACCATTCTCCTGCCCTGATACAACAATACTGACATGATCAAGAAAAACGTACTTGCATGAAAGAGCTTTCGCCATGAATCGAACACGATTGATAATGTTGTCCACAAGTGTGGAACCAAAATGATCGAATAAATAAATACGATCAGTACCAAGAGTATCGTTAAAAGCATTTCGTAACTCATCATCAGTTACCTCACAGTCAGGTAGGTGCAGTGGTTTATTAGCAGACAGTGACATCAAACTCTTTGCAGTCTTCTTCACTGACTCCTCAAGGAATAGCAGACCAATGTTATCAGTACTGTTCTTCAGTACATGGTACACGATCTCTCGTAGGAACTGAGACTTACCCAGTCCTGATCCAGCTGTGACAGTGATCAACTCACCTGCTCGTATGCCATAGGTCAACTCGTTCATGCCTTGGTATGGATAGAGCACATCAGCTTTCTCGACTGGCTGATTGACCAGATCCCATAAGCCTACACCAGGAACGATACCATCAGGTACATACTGCTCTGCCTTCCACCAACGATCTACGAATTCCTTGCCTTGTGATACTGCTGAATAGTCACACGCATCTTTGAATTCGCTAGCGTGCTTGAATACTTTGACCTTCGATCCAAACAATTCAGCCACTGCATCAGCAGCAACTCTACCCTGTTCGTCATTATCAAAGCATACAACAATACTCTCGAAGGAATCGAGCCATTCGTAATTC